CGATGCTTCGGCCTGCTTCGAGTCGATCGGCGCCCGTTGAGCTTTGAGCTCGGCGAGGCGCGCGACCATCCACGGCAGGGGCTGGCGACCGCCTTCGCGAGCCTCGCGGATCCGCTCCTCCATCTCCTCGACGGTCGTCACGTCGGCCCCGGGATCGTCTCCCATCCCCCGAAACGCTCCACCGAACGCCTTATTTGTTCCACCGGCCATGCCCATGAGTCACCTGTTTCCGAAGGGGTCGTAGTCGACGGCTGCGCGTCGCTCGCCGAGTGCGTGGATCCCGGTGGCGGGCATCGGCACCGGCAGCGCGAACGTCAGCGCCAGCGCGTCCGCGATGTCGGGGGACGGCAGCCCGCGCTTGCGCATGTCGTCCTTCGACTCGAGCTGCAGGCGACCGCGCTTGTTCGCGTAGGTGTACGTCGGGGCGGTGAGCTCTCCCGCCAGCACCGTGTCATCCGGCAAGCAGCCGCCTTCGCGGATCCACTCGGCCATGGTCCACCACATCTCCGCGCGCTTGTTCTCCATGCGCACGTCGCCGGCGCGGCCGCCGAAGTCGACACCCACCACTTGGTGGCCAAGCTGCCGCAGCCGGTCCACGACACCGGCCCCAATACCGCCCTGGTCGATGAAGACGGCGTGCGGCTTCCACTTCTCGATCGACTGCGCCACCTGCCCGGCAACGGCCATGGTGTCGAGCCCCTGGAAGGCACGAGGTCGCATCGCTGCTGGCCCCTGCCGGGGAAAGAGGACGGTCCTGTCGTCCCCGTAGCGCGCGACGTCGACACCGAGGATGCGCGGATGCGCCTCGTAGGCAGCGAGCGTGGGCGTGCGACGCTGCGCCTCGAGCACCTCGTCGAGACGCACCAGGACGTTGTCCACGGCCGCTGCGAAGTCGCACTCCACCTCCTGCGCCCACTGCGACGCGGACAGCGTTCGCCGCATGTCGTCGAGTTCAGCCTCGGAGAGCGCTCCGGTGTCGGCAGCGCGGCGCACCTCCGCGTGCCACGTCTGGTCCTTCAGCGCCGCGTAGTAGAGCTCCGAGAAGAGGTTGACGCCCTTGGGCGTGCCGATGAAGAGCGCCCAACCTTCGCGATCGGCCAGGGCGGGGCGGATGATCTCGCCCCACACCTGGGGCCGCATGTCGGCCACCTCGTCCAGCACCACGCCGTCGAAGTAGAGCCCGCGGAGAGCGTCCGGGTTGTCGGCGCCGTAGATGCGGATCCGCGCGCCATTGGGCAGCTCGACCCACAACTCCGACTGGTTGAAGCGCACGCCGGGGATGTCCCGGGTGAATGCCTGCAGGTAGTCCCAGGCGACGCCCTTGGCCTGATTCAGCAGCGGCGCGACGTAGGCGTAGCGCGGGCGCTCCCGCTGGCACCGCAGCGCGGCCAGGACGAGCTCACCGACAGCGAAGACCGTCTTCCCCGCGCGACGGTGCCACACCAGCACAGAGAAGCGCTTCCGCGCCCTGTGGGCCTCGCGCTGGTGGCGTCGCGGGTCGAAGGGCAGCCGCACGGTGACCACGCCCCCGTCAGCCATCCTCGCCCCCGGCGTAGGGGTCCACGACGTTGACTGCCATCACCCCCGAGTGCTCGACCTTCTCGGTGAAGTCGGCCTCGGACTTCCCGAGCAGCTCCGACGCCTTGAGCCGATCGCGCATTTCCGCGCCGACGTCCCGGAGCACCCCGGTCCAGAAGCGCTGCCGATCCTCGCGGGTGGCGATGAGGCGCTCAGACGCCTTCGACCGCCGAGCTTCGATGGCCTCCCGGATGTCAGCATTCGTCAACAGCCGAGAGCCTTGAGCCCTCGCCGTCTGGTGGGAGTATCCGGCGGCGATCGCGGCCTCCGTCGCGTTGCCGGCGTAGGCGTCCACGAAGGCCTGCTGCCTCGGCGTGAGGGCGGACGCCGGCCGATCAGCTCGCGCCGCCCCCTTCGCCTTGCTCGCTGGTGCCTTCTTGCCCACGTTGCCCAGAGTCGGCCCGTGCGTGGTCGCGTTCCAGGCGACCACCGGTGCGCCGCACGTAGTTCACGGCGGCCTTCCGTAGGCGGTCGACGGCCCGGCGGTACTCAACCGGATCCTCGCCATCCGCATCGGCGAGCCCCAGGGCGGCGCGGACCAGGACCTCCCGGGGGTGCATCGGCTCGAGCGGCGGCCCCATCGGCGCGCCCATCGAACTCCCGCGCCGCTTGCGGCTCAGGTGCCCCCAGCAGAGCCCGCCTCGTGCGGCAGGCCGTCCGCACCACTCGCACGCGCTCACGAGTCCCACCCCGCGCTGGAGACGTAGCCGGCCCAGGCGTCCGGTCGCGTGTTCTCCGGCCCAGGGGCTGCAGGCCGGGAGTCCCAATTCAGCGCCGAGCGCAGAGCCGCAGCGGCAGCCTCGACACGGCGACGAGCCGTGCGGAGCTCGAGGATCGCGTCAGCCTCCGCCGACGACAGGATGCTCGCCTCGGTGGGGGCCTTGCCGCGAGCGTCCCTGTGGGTCTGGCTGTCCTTGCGCATCCGGCAGACGACGCCGCAGACCGTCGCCGCGGGGCTGCGCCCCACGATCTCCATGCCGCACCACGCGCAGGCCCTCATGACGCCACCTCGGCGCTGGCGCGCACCTGGGCCCACTGGCGCCCAACCTCGAGCACACGCAGCCGGGCCTGTGAGTCACGCCAGATGCTCGCGTGATGCAGGCAGATGTGCCCGGGGTAGCCCGCGCGCCCCCAGGTAGCGGGGCGGCCGCATCGCCCCACCGAGCAGAGCGGTCGGCCACGACGAGCAGCGTCCTGGCAGCGCTCGGAGCACCAGACCGGCGGACGGCCCACCCTCGGCCGCTTGAGCTCCGCACCACACCGGCGACAGGCCGTCTCCCGGCCCCATGCGTC